CCATCCGATACGCGGATACCGGCTGATTGACGCGCCGTCAAAGGCATCCCCATTGTTAATGATGGCCTTTGGCTGGAATTCCCTGATGGCCCACAGCAAGCCCTTGAATGCGGTGCTGCGGATTCCAGGCCAGAAGTGTGCATCGCTGAACACAATGACAACCCCATTCTCGATGCCAAGCTGGTGCCGAGCCTTGTGGTTGTGCGCAGTTTGCAAGTGGTCAAACTGTCTGGCCCTTGAGTCTTCAGAATTTAGCTTGATGTGGTGCCTGCGCTCAATCGACCGCCTGCGGCCAAAGACTGCCGCCTGCTCCTGCCCCAAAGCCTTTGCCACCTTCTTTCCTGACTTCAAGTCCTGCCAAAGTGCAATAAATTCGGCATCTGTGATCTGTGGTGCTGGCATATCAATCTTTCGTCAAGACGCGCTCAAGCACGTTAATTACACGATGTTCGGCGGCCTCAATCTGCTCTGCTGATGAACCCCTGTCGGTTGCGATCTCAATTAGGTCGTGCATCAAGACGTGCAGGCACTCGTGCAAAGCTGTTTTTTTCAGGCTGTCCGGCGTGATCCTTTCAGCGCCAAAGTCACCGATGCGGTAAGTCGCCAGACGCGCAGGCTGGTTGAATTCAACGGATGCCATTGCGCCCTTGGCCGGCCTTGAGCCACGCTCAATGCGCCAGTCACCAAGCGACAACTCTTCCTGCCAGTGGTTCATGCACTGGTCAAACAAAAGCGCCTGCTCGGCGCTTGGCATGTTCTTGACTGGGTTTCGCATTCGTCGCCCCTGTTGCTCTAAAACGTGCGGAGAATACCGCAGGCTTATGACCGGCTTGTGTCAGCCTAAGTAAAAACCCTAGTGCCCGACTTATCAATAATCAGCGCCTGACGACGAGGTGTGCCGTCTGGCGTATTGGTAACGCTGACATGGGTCCACGCATCAAACTCGCGGATGATCTGGTCAAAAGGCAGGCCAGCAGCAATCACTGCACGCACCACAGCGTCCGGCGTCATACCTGGGACTCGGATGTCAGCCGCGCAGCCAATTCTGTGCTGGCTGGTGTCCTTGCTGCCTACGCTGTCGTTGACCTGCTTTGAGCGGAATGCGCTGTTCACCATAATTGGCTTGCCACCGAGCGCGGCCTTTACTTGCTCCAAGAACTCGGCCAGCCGTTGCAGGTTGGCGGTCTCAGTCTCGTTTGGCGTGTTGTCAAACTGCCGATGACTGGTGGCCGTCAATTCAGCAAGGGTGAAATGCGGGGTCATCACTTACCCTTGGCTGGCTTTTTAGCGGTCTTGGCCGACTGAGTAAATGCAGTCTTGGTCGGGGCACCCTTGCTGCCTACCTTGCGCATCTTTTCGCCGCTGCCGGCTTTGATACGAGCCTGTTTTGCGTTGACGTTGGCGTAGAGTCCTGGTTTCATTTCTTGTTCCTCATTTCCATGATGTTCTCAAGGGTCTTGCCGCCAAAGTAGGCCGACATGATGAGCATCCCCCACTGGCCCAGCAACTGGACATAGGACTCTTTGGCATCGTAGCCAAAGGCGCTCATGAGCGCGAACAGGAAGTAGCCTACAAAGATAGCCACCAGCGACAGTGGCCGGATGTTCTTGTTTAACCAGCCGTCCGTGGCGTTGTCGGATTTCCAGCGGTCAGTGACGTTGTTCTGTTCGGTCTTGTAGACCTCAGTGTCGTTCGCCATCTTGGCAAGCTCACCAGACTGGGCAAGCTGCGCCAATTCAAGCTGCGCCTTGGCCTTGGCCTCTGGGTCTGGGATGAGTTTGTCGATGAGCTTGCCGCCAACATCAAGTAGCGCTGTGAGGGGGAACATACCTAGCCTTTCTGAAAGCTGCAATTGCCAGCGCACTGGTCAAGAATGCCAAACGAAAAGTACACGATGGCACCCACCATGATGAAAAAGACAATGCCAATTAGCACAATCTCGATGACCTCATCGACCTCTTTCTTGCGCTTGGCCGCAGCTTCTTTTTCTCTGCGGGCTTCATGCGCAGACTCCACATCCATTGCCGCTGCCCTGGACTTGATCTTGTTCCACACATCAATCTTGCCGCTCTGCATGAAGAGAAGCTGCAACTCGTCTTCAAAGCGCTTGGCCTGATCTAAAGCCATCTCAATCTGGATGGCAGTACCCATGCTGGACTTGGACTTCTTGGCCGCAACCACCGCCTTGGTGGCTGTTGACTTTGCGTCAAAGTACTTGCCCAGCACGGGGCCAAGACTAGACACATCATCAACGGTCTTGCTGACCTTCTTGATGAGCGCAACCGCTGCCTGGATACCGGCCAGGGCGCTGATTGGATCGATCATTTCTTCTCACGCCACTTGAGGCACCACACCACAGAGCGGTCAGACGACCACGACCAGCGCACGCACTCAAACACTGGAGCGGGTGCTGTGATCGCTGGCGGGGGTGGCGGCAGCGCGTCCATTAGCGTGCCTTGAAGTGATCCCAGAAGGCCGCTGCCGCCACGAACAGACCGCCAATCCACAGCAGGGGCTTGGCAAGTCGGCTCAGTGTTTCCAGCACTTGGAATGCACCTTGGGCCGCAGCAAACGCAGCCGTCACGTCCTTGGTGCTTTCTGTCAGCCCATCCACCTTAGTCTCAACAGCCACCAGCCTGTCGTAGATTTCTCGGTGGGTTACATCGTGGCCGCTCACACTATCGCCCCTTGCAGCGGTGTCAAATCTTCCGTAGTCCAGAAGTCTTTTGCCAACATGATGATCAGATGGTCACGGTTACGCTGGAGGCAGTCGGCCCAGTCTTCGTCTGTCATCTTCTCAGGCTGACCTGCGTTGATGAGGGCTACGCTGTCCATGGCGGCATTAAAATGCCTCTGAATTTCTTCAGGGGTTGGAGTTTCAATAGTTTGTAAGTTTTCCATTTTCATTTCCTTTAAGGTCTTTGGTATATCCAAGTACAATGTACCCAAACTTTTCTGGGTAAAGTCTAATGCGCGTCCGAATTGTTGAGTAATTTATGCCCGTGTACTCAGCCAACTCTTTTGCGCAACCGAAAATCTTGTTTTCAAACATTACAGCATTTGCCATGTGATGACCGCTGCCTTGTTTGGCTTTTGACATTTTGGCTAGCGTTTCTGGTGTGTAAACACGGCGTTTACCAGCCTCCGACAATTTAGCCCTAATCTCATCTGTAAACACCAGCTTTGCCCGAGCAGCACATAACTTGGCTCGATGCTCTTCTGTGATTTCATAACCAAAAGTCCAATGCTTCTCACCCATTTGAGCTTCTGAAATTTTGCGTTTAGCCATATCTGTATGACGAAAACCTGATGGGCCTTCTCCACCATCTGTTTTGTTTGTAAGCGTTAATCCAATGCGTTTTAACTGGTTAATGCGTTCCATCTCAACCAAAAACGACAAATCTTCTTCTATGTCATCAGCAATTAATCTCACAGAATAACCACCAGCTTTGGCAACTACGCTATTCCAAT